ATTCTTTCCCCCGCATCAAACTCTAACGAAGTAAAATCTCCATAAATATAAAACTGTTCTTGAGATATAACATCAAAAGCAACGTTGCCTCCAGTTATTGGATCATCAAGTATAGACCCAACGTTAGTAAGTGAAGCACAAGCAACTAAATTACCATCAGTCCATCCGCCAGATTCAATATCTCCATCAGATATACCACTATATGCTCCTGTACCATTTTCTGTATATTGAATACGTTGTTTATAAGAAGTACCTACAAATACAGAACCAGTTGTTGTTTGTGCACTTTCTGGTCCGACAGTAGAAGCACCGTAAGATGCTTCAATTGTATATAAATAAGTATTAGGTTCTACATTAGCAGAATTAGCTACAGTCGTATCTGTAAAACTTGTTGTAGTATTATTTGCAAAAGAAACAATACTTCCAGTATCTGTAACAAAAGCAGAACCATTCCATATTTTAGCTGTATCAAATGTACCAAATGGCGGTTTTAAAGAACGTTTTAATTTTTGATCTGTTACTCCAGTACTATTATCCCAAGTCCATGCTAAAGCAACTTCTGGACCTGAGCCAGTTTGTGAATATGTAGCTGTAAAATTTTGATATACAGGAACATTAGTACTTGTTGGTTCGGTTGTTTGTTCTTCTGCAGTTCCTAAAGAATCTTTTTCAAATATATTTCTAACCCAACCTTTATTAGTTTTTACATACTCGTAAAGTTTTATACCTAACATTACTTTTACAGAATCGCCAACATTCCCTTCATTACTTAGTGGAGGTCTTTTCATAATCTTACCAAACGTTTGATAAAACTGTCCTACTCTTGATGCTAATCGAGTTGATCTCATTTCGGTAACATCTCCCTATAAACTAATTGTATATCATGTAATTCAAATTCTTTTTGTACATCGTCATTTGTATTTCCGCTAGCACTATCATCTACAACCACTAATGATACACTATATCCGTATACTCTTTGGCTTGCTGTAGTTTTCAACTCAGGTGCGTTTACTACAATTTTTTTGTAAGACATGTCACTAGAAGTAGGTAATTCGTTTGCAGATGCAGTTGTATTAGGATTTACAGCAACTCCATTATTAGCACCATCTGTAATAGGTGTAACCATAACTTTAATATTGTCGCCTTCTTGGGCAGCCACATATATATGATTTAAATTTTTAGGTACACTTGGAGTTCCAAATGTAAAGTCTTTAGTTTTCATTAATATGGTATTTGCTTTATACTTTTTAAATGTTTTAGCAGAAGACCATTTTTGCAACTCGTAGTTGTTACTACTATCTAAGTTGATAAACAATAACTCTCCATCGTTGTTAGACACGATATTTGTAGCATTGGTGGTCGAATATACGTTGTAGGCAAGTGCTGATACGCCTGAGTTCGTTTCTTTCGTAAATGAGCCCGATTTTAAATCATACAAATATACACTACCTTTACCTTCTGTGTTAGCACCTTTATTAAATACAATCAACTGTTCTTTAAATGGAACATAAGAAAGCTGCATACTATCATTATAAATTGCATCCCAGTTTAATTTATTTTGTCCAGTTTGTTTTGCTTGTATTAAATTAATCATTTGTCTGTTATCGTACATAAATATACCAAACTTATTCATCCAAGCTACAAACCCTTGTGCTTTTACTAAATGACTAGGTTTTAAACAACCACGTTGTTCATAGGTTCCTTCAAGAAACTCTATATCTCTACTAACATTAATAACAAATAAAGTGTTTTGTTTAAATTGTAATATTCTACCGCCTAAATTTTCTAATACGGTTATGTCTTCTCCGTCATTAACTTCAACATCTATAAAATTATCTGCATCAAAAAAATCAAAATCATTTGTATTTGATTTCATCAAACGATCATTCTTTGTTTGTAATGTATTATTATTATCATAATACTGAACATTACCTACATAAAGCTTTCTATTTACTACAGTAGATGTTTTACCACCAGTGTTTATTCTACCAATAGCAGTATGTTTTTCTGTTAACAATGGTTCTTCTATGCTTAAATCACTTAATGTAGCACCTACTAAATGATTAGTACTAAAACCATTAGGAGGAAATAAATATTCATTTCGAGCAGAAGCACCTATACTAGCAACACCAAACTTAGAGAATCCACTTTCTCCGTTCAATCTTACACCCTGTTCATAATTTACTTCTGCTAATAAATAACGTTGTCCTACATCTCCAGTTACTTTACCATTGTTATCAACATTATAAGAATCAATTAATCCCCAGTATACTTTAAATCCTGTAACTCTATCTTTGTCTGTAGGTCTACCTGCAAACGCTAAATGTAATTGTCTTTTTTTATTTTCAGTTAATGTAGGTTGATAAATATCTCCAATAAATGTTGGACCAGACTCTTGTTTATCATCATAAACTAATGTAGCCCACAATCCATATACTTTAGCTGCTGTGCTTTTATATACTACAATACTACTTTCTGCATCCTGAGATACTGATGTAGCAGATCCATTAAAATATGCAATACAAATCATACCACCAACTTTGCTAGAAGCAGTATTTAAAGAATGACTTTGTAATGTAGTAGCAAGATCATTCCTACTATAGTTTGCATAAGTAACAGAAGTGTTGTAGTAAGGAGGTGCATTGCTTACTTGATATAAAGTATCAGACAACATAAACACTTCAGAATTATTAGCAGCACTAGGACTACCAGTAGATCCTTTTTTAATTAAAGTATTGTCATATATACCACTACCATTAATATTTACAGGTGCTATAAACAAATCATTTACAGCAAAAGAATCTTTTGTAGTTTGCAATGTTGTATCAGTAGACTCAGCTAAATTTCTAGTATACTTAATATGTTGTACAATTTTAGGGGTAGATTGATTTGCAGCATTCGTATTGTTTGTATGATCGCCATATATTCTTAAATCGCCATCAATAACAGACATATCTACATTACCAGTAAAAGAATTACCACCAGTTGCAACAGTTGCACTACCTTGTATGGTATCTCTATTGGTATTAGAACTATCTCCAAGCTCTATAAATTTAATACTTCTATTACCAACATCATGATATGCAAGATATTCTGTAGCAGCAACACTGGCATCGTTAATTTTTACATCGGTATTAAAATGTAATAATCCATTACCATTGTTAATAGAATTGCTTGTAGGTAATCCAGAAACAGTAACAGGATCTATTTTACCAATAGTTTGCAACTTACCAAACACTTCGTTATCTAACCCGTCTAATATGCTAAATTCACTAGGTTTTAAATCACGAGGTGCTGCTAAAGTATCTAAACCTCCACTAAAATTATTTATGTTAAGTATTTTTTTTGGCATTTCTTAATACATCCATCATAGTTTTCATTTTTTTCTTTTTCTTTTTTTTAGCTGTAAAATTGTATTTTCTTCTATTGTCGTTAGTAGAAGTTCCTTGAACAGGACCACCTGGTGAATTACTTGTTTCCATCTATAATATCTCCCCATAATGTTGTTTTACCATCTACAATTTCTACAATCTCTACTTTAAAATCTCCATTAGTAAACCAATCAACCACAGCAAATGCGTGTGCCCAATTATGCAGTCTACCTTTTAACCACTGGTTACTATCGTGTGACATATTTTTTAAACATCCTAACGACCAAGCAGCAATATTACCATTTAACTTGGTAAGTGTATGACGCTGTAAATCGTGCGTATGTCCGTACATTACGTTTTCACCATATGTTTCTAAATGTTTTTTCGCATGATACGTAGTAGCAAACGCACCATGAAAGAATACCAACTTGCCTACTTGGATTGGCAAATTGTATTCTGTGTATTTATATCCTCTTTCTTTTATTTTACACGCTTTAAAAAAGCTGTAATTATTAAGATAAGGATATTTATTAGCAAAATTATCCAACCAGAGATCGTGGTTACCTTGTAATAAATACTTCTCTTTACATCCGACTTTTTTAAGTACTTTATCCCACTCATCTAATCCTTGATTTACTAATCTAATATCTTCTTGCACTAAAGGAAGTTGAAACTCTAAAGGTGGTAACTTCTTGTCTTTATACCTCCAAGCTGATACAGACTCCCATTCCCCTACATCACCTAAGTTTACAAACACCTTAGGTTTTATTTTCAATATTGCTTTTTTAACACACTCTACTGCAGCTCTATCTTCTAATGGATAATGCTGGTCTGGTATTACAATACCACGTTTTTTTAGTTTCAATGAAACCTCCTATTTTTTATCTAAAGCTTTTTTAACTTCAGCCCAAAGCTTATCATCAAGCTTATTAGAAGACTTAGCTACTAACCAATCTCCTAAATGCATAATAACAGCTTTAATTAGTTTTTCTGTTCCTAAACTAGTTAGAACTTTACCTAATATTGGTCCCATTATTTTACCTCACAGTCTTTTTCACAAGCTTCAAGGCCTTTCATATATCCTTGATGCTCAATGATCATTTGTTTTACTTCTGCTAATCTACCGTTAGCCTCTTGTATCTGCCCAGCAAGTTCATTATGTTGATCTACTAATGTTTCCATTTTTGTTTCAGCTTCTTGTCTAAGCGATACTGTTTCTTTTTTTTCTTTAGCCATTGTTAGTGGTTCTCCTATTGGTTATTAATTACTTCTTTTTAATTTTCTTAATTTTACCATTATGAGTTCTTGCGAACTTGTGGGTTTTAGTTTCTCTAATTAAAGTTCCTTTATAACGTTTGCCTCCCCACATCCAACTTACTGTCTTAGCCATTATTTTTTCTTTCCTTTTTTCTTTTTCTTTTTTTTAGGCGGTCTACCCACCTTACTTCCGTATGTACCTTTACCGTATGGCATATTTACTCCTTTACCATTTTACTTTATTTGCCCAATAGGCTGCAGACATCTTGCCTTTAGCTATATTCTTAGCGTGTCTTGCTTTAAAACTTTTTCTACGTGCTTTACCCTTTGCTGTTTTAGGGGCCTTACCTGCACCGCTAACGCCTTGTTGTCCAAAGCGTATAGTCTTTACCTTATCTCCAACTTTTGCGACCACTACGTGCGATTTTTTAGGATGATTAGGTGTACGTTTTGGTTTATTATAACCAGAAACTCCAGCTCTTGTAAGTCTAGAATCTTTCTTTTTAGCCATTATCCCTGTCCTCTACTACGTTTTTTGTAATATTTTTTGCTATTTTTATTACCAAATTTAGTATTATTACTCATTCCTTGTCTAGTTTTTTTCTTTCTAGCAATTCTTTTCTGAAATGATCCAAATGTTTTTCTTCTCATTTAATCTCTTTTTTAATCTTTTCAAATACTTCACGCTCATCAAATCTCATACTAATACCAGGTTCGTATCTCATTACTTCCTTACCTTCTTTTAATATGATAATAGTAGGAACTACTTTAATGTTCCACTCTTTTTGTATTACCGCACCTACAGTTTTATTATTTAAGTCTATTTCGCCTACATAACAAAGATCTGCAAGCTTTTCTATTTCAACTCTATTCTTATAATTCCAACTTGCATTTACTTGAACTACTGCGCAGTTCTGTATATTCAATGCTTGAATAGATTGAAAACTATCTAAATTAACTGACTGCGAGTGCAAGGGCGACTGCCATAGCAATAACCCAAGCAACCATGCCATACCATAATAATAATTCATCTTTATACCTCATTACTTGTTATTCATATCAAGTAAAGTTTCTTGAATCATTCTTGTATCATCTTTTACAGAATCTACTTTATCCTCAAGTTTATCTACTTTTTCTTCAGTGTTTAATATTGAATCACGAATCATTTGGTCTTTTAAGTCATATTCCATACGTGAAACCTCTGGCTCTGGTAGTTCTTTAGCAAGTTCTATTTCTGCTTGCAAGGAATACCACATACCTATAATCATACCTATAGTAACTAAAATGCTAATTGCTGTTTCTATAGATAATGTAAATTTAGTGTCTTTACCTACTTCCATTGTTATCCCCTATACGTTAATATTAAATAAATCTTACGGAAAAGGTGGATCACTGCCACCGCCTCCACCGCCTCCACCACCAGTAGAGTGTACTCCTCCAGAACATTCACTCATTTTATATGGTGCTTGGTCTATAGTTGGAGGTACATTACTCATATTTTGTACTGGTCCACCAATACTGCTAAAAGTATGTTGTATACCATTAAACGTGCCTCCTGTATGTAAACTAGCTAAACTGATATTGGTACTTTGTTGTACGCCACAACCCTCACCAATAGCACTACCTATTCCATATATTCCAAAATTGCTACTGCCTATTGCTGGTAAAGCCATTTATTATTCAGCGTCTCTAATTGCTTCTAAATCTGTAATCTCTTGAGTAACTTCTGCTACTTGTACATCTAATGATGCTTTTCTTGATTCTGCTTGTGATAAAGCTTCATCTACTGATATAGTTTCAGAATAATCTACTACAGTTACATCATTGCCATCAGCATCTTGCATTACTCTTGTATGTTTAATTTGAACCATTTTTGTTGATTCTACAGCTTCTGCTGCACTTACTACTTTAGACATTTAACTTCTCCTTAAGTTCGTTAATTTGTTGTTGTTGTTCTTGTACTGCTTTTATTAATACTGAAGTTAGCTTAGCATAGTCTACAGTCTTGTGAGTATCTTCACTATTTAATGTATCTACTTCTACTACTACTTCTGGTATAATCTTTTCTATCTCTTGTGCTATAACACCAATATCGTGTTGTCCATCTCTTTTGTCCTTCCAGTCAAATGATACTGGTCTAATATCTAGCACATCTTTTAATCCATAATTTAGATCTTTTACATTTTCTTTTAATTTTGCGTCTGATGCAATAGTAGTTGAATATGCTACCACATCGCCATCAAACAATCCATTACCACTTGAGTCTAATCTAAAGTTACAATCTGTAATTGGTGCTGTTGCACTATTATCGATAGCTCCAGTAGTTAAATTATCTCTACCCATAAATATATAACTATCTGCTGCTACAATAATTCCATGCGTACCACTACTATTACCAGCTGATTTTAAGTATGTATAATCTCCAAAATTAGTGCCATAAGCATTATAAATAATATCGTGTGTAGTTGCATTGCTCCAAGATGATTTATACAATCTTAATAAAGTACCATTATTATTTGCTTGAAAATAACCATCAGCATACGCTATATTAAAATTTAAATGTGCCCAACCATTAGTATTGCTCAAAAAGTTAAATCCATTAGTTCCATTACCTTTCATACGTAATGTGTTTGTTAACTCTCCTAATGCAAAAGGTGAACTACCAGTATTTCTTATGTATGCAGTTCCATCAATGTGTGCATTACCGCTTCCATTTACTTGGAATAATAACGTACCACCTGTTAAAGTAGTAGAGTGTTTTCTAACATCAAATGTTTCAGAACTATCATTGTTGTTACTGTCTAAATTAATAGTAACGTCATCAAAACTATTTATTTTTATACTATCACTATCAGAAAGAATAGCGTGATCATTGCTTGTTCCATAACTATCTCTATCCCAAGTAAATTGTACTCCACCTACTCTCTGTATATATGCACCTTGAGAACTACCATCATTTCTTAATTCTAAATTACCATCAGCTTTAATAGATAACATTCTTGTACCATTATTACTAAATCCAATAGTATTGTCAGTAAACCCATACATACCAGTATTTCTTTGCGCAAAGAAACTATATGCTGGTGCCCCTGGTGCTCCTGTAGGAACTAATGTTTGGTTAGAATCATCATATGTTTGACTTACTACATTTACAACTTGTGTACCTGGTAATGATGTAACTTCTGATTGATCGTGATTCCAAGTAACATTAAATTTACCTTCACTAGGATAGTGTACTTCAGTAGCTACGTTATAAAAATTATTAGCCCAATTATTATTTATATCATAGTATAATTCGTATGTACAACTACCATTGTCAATTTCTCCATCACCAGCAGTTCTTTGTACTAATATATTGCTAATCCAATGAGCACCTTTGGACATCATATATCCACCGTGTGCTATTTGTCCGCTATCTAAACCTGCATTAAACCATACAGACCAATCAATAGTATTACCATGATTATTGTCTCCGTTATATAAAGTACCACTTAAATTTAATCCATTGTAATTAGATGGACTATTATCTACTACTACTGTACAAAACTTAATATAAAATGTAGATGAACTTGCTGAATTTGTATGTCCATTACTTCTAACTGTAATGTGGTCTACTCCAGTCCAACCATTATAATTAACTCTACCATCACTAGAAACTCTAAACTTTTCTCCGTTTCCAGCTATAATTCTTGTGTAGCCATTTGCAACATCTATTCTATTGCTACTACTTTGTGCTCTTCTTAATTGCAAATCTTCATCATAAGACTCAACGATTCCAGTATCTACTGTTACTTTTTTACTAAAATAATTACCTGGTCTATCTGTATAGAAATGATTCCAACTTGAATTTTGAGGACCAATATTAACATATCCACTCTCAGTCATAAACTTATGATAATTACCACCACTTGGTATTCTAAATTGTGAATGGTCTGTATTTCTTATTATTTCTAAATAATCTGAAGTATCGCCTTTTCTATAAAGTCTTAAATATCCAGAAGTATCACCAAGTTGTAATCCTAAATGTTCAGTACCTGATTGTCTATACCAATGCCTTACAACAGCACTTCTACCAGCTTGACTTCCATCAGTTAAATATGTTGATATTCTACCAGTACTATTTGTACCACTTTGACTATGTCCAAAAACTAAACTTGGTCCACTACCTGTACTTGTTGCTGTATTTCTAATTTCTAATACTGGATTGCTCCAAGTTCCATCTGCTGCTTTAAATATAACACTAGATCCACTTGCCTCAAAACCATAAGAACCGCCATAATTTGAATTTGAACTACTATAAAAACCTCCACCTTGATTAGTACCAGCTTCATAAGCAAAATAACTACCATCAACTAATACGCTCATTTGTGCATTTTTTTCTACAAGTGCAACTTCTCCACCATCATGTGAAACACCAGCTACTCTTTCCCAACCATTACTTGTTAAATCTCCTGCCCAACTACCAGTACTCCAAACTCCTGATGTACTATCTCCAGCATAAGCACTACCATTA